AATGCTAATGAACTACAAGTAAAAGAATCAATACATGAAGTACATCAAAGAATTAAAAGGACGACTGCGCTCTTTATGGGGCAGTAAGAAGACCACGCACAACCTCGTTGAGGTATTCACTCACGAAGGCCACACCTACTACCGATTCCCGAAAGAAGTCAACCTACCACTGGAACGCTTCAGCATGTCGATGAGTCTGCTCGAGCGGTTAAGCTCTGGAGTTAGCGGCGCGGAGATGGAGCTGATACTTGGCGAGATGGAGAAGGCATTGGGCGCAGGCTTAAGCAATCCAAAGAACGCGGCACTGATTGGCGCATACATCCATGTGATACGTGAGCGGCAGGATACGGTGATCCATCGCGACATCTTGCTAAACATTGCGGCGACTTGGTTGGTGCGCGATGACGAAGACCCGAACATAGTGAACAGCGACATCCACAATTATAAGCTCGAGTTATTTGAGCAACTGAGCAAGGGAGGTGCGAAAGATTTTTTCTCAAGCTTGGGTATCGATCCGCTGATGCCCTTGTTAACTATGTCTCCAGAAGACTTTCAGACATTATGGGAGTACAACCTCGTGCAGCAAAGAAATCTCAAGGAGTCGTTGTTCCGTCTCAATTCTCACCGAGAGTCAGGGCGCAGAAAGCAGGAGACTACATGAGGGAGCAAGTGATGATTCTTAGTGGTGGCAGCGTAGTTGAGTATAATGAGATGATGAATGGTGATGTTGACTTTTATTTGCGTAAATTTGAGGCGAACATCAAAGCGCAAAAGTAATGGCCACAGCTACCATCCAAGTTGCATACGAAGCGGAAACATCCAGTCTCAAGGCAACCGTCAATGAGATCAATCAGATTAACGACAAGGTAGTAGAGGGGGCGAATGACACCGCTAAGAAAGTAAAGCAGCAGTACACGAGCATCGCGCAAACCTTCGCTGCGGCATTCAGCGGCAAGACGGTTGAGCAAGTTCTAAGAGGGCAAACCACAGCCATCGATTCATTGGGCAAGTCGGGCAAGAGTTTGACTGGGCAGCTAAGAGGATTGAAGCAGGAGCTCGCGCAGTTAGAGACCGCAGGCAAAGATGGAACGGCGGCATTCAATGAGTTGCTAATCACAGCGGCAAAGCTCGAGGATCAGATTGGCGATACAAGAGACCGAGTTCGAATCCTTGCATCTGACACATTCAAGTTCGATGCGGCGGTAGGTGCAACACAGGCATTGGCTTCAGGATTCGAGATTGCGCAAGGAGCAGCGGCATTGTTTGGCAGCGAGTCGGAAGACTTGCAAAGGGCATTGCTTAAGGTACAAGCAGCAACGGCGGTGGCTAATGGAGTGCAGCAAGTTGCTGCATTGATTACACAGGAGAGCGCAGTTAAGACGGCGGTGCTCACTGGAGCACAGGCTGCTTATGCGGCGGTGGTAGGAGCATCGACAGGAGCGTTAAGGTTGTTCCGCTTGGCACTTGCCGGAACAGGAATTGGTGCGCTTGTGCTTGCCATCACTGAGCTGATTGGATACTTCAATGAGTTACAAGCGGAATCGGCAAAGACACAGACTGTGTTCGGCAGATTCAAGGATACATTTGCAAATGCGAAGACAGCAATCGAAGGCTTTCGTGATGCCATCATCGATGCTCAGAGTCGTATCGATGTTGCGCTTGGAAGAACAAGCAAGACTGAAGCGGATATAAACAAGACCAGACGAGAAGGATACAAGCAACTTGAAACCGACCTTAAGCAGTTGGTCTTTGCTCAGGAGTTATTGCGCATTGAATACCAGAGAGAAGTTGCAGCCAGTAAAGATGCCAATGCTTCATTCGAGGAAAGAATCAAGGCAAGCAACAGAGCAGAGCAGAAGCTTAAGGAATTAACAACAGTTGAGAAAGCAGTTAACACAGCAAGAGCAGAGGGGCAGAAGTCAATCGAGTTAACTGTTAAGGCATTGATTGAGGAGGAGAAGGCAACCGAGAGAGCGAAGAAGGAAAAGGATGCTAACAAGGATAAGATTAAGCAGACCAGACTCGAATATGTCAAGCTAAGCGAGACATTGGATGAGTACACTAAAAAGCAATTAGCAGCTAGTAAGATTGATGTTGGGCTTTCAGAACTAAACTTAAAAACAGCAGAGGAGTTTGCTCAATCAAGAGTATTTTTCTTGCAAGCGGAGGAGGCGGCAGGAGATAAATCGCTTGAGAATAGGCTTAACATCATAAGGGCGGAAGGCGAAGCAAGAAAGGCAGCACTGGAATTAAATGAAGACTTTGCAAATCGCTCAAAGATTATTGATGCGGAGACACAGGCTGCAATTACTGCAACGACTAAAACCGAGTTTGATAAGCGTGTTGAGTTGGCTTTGCAATATGCTCAACAAGTGACTGCATTATTTAATACTATAAACGAATTAAGTAAGCAGCAATCTGAAAACAGATTAACAGAAATAACAGCGACAAGCGAAGCGGAATTGAATGCAATAAATGCGAGTAGTGACCTTGAGCGAGATAAGGCAAGACAGCGAATCGCATTGGAGAAAAGAACAAACCAAGCAATTGCAAACGAGAAGACAAAGCAGGCGAGATCAGATAAGGCACTTGCGTTGTTTAACATTGCAGTTAACACAGCAACATCAATCATAAAGACTGGAGCACAACTTGGTTATCCTGCGGCTATTCCATTTCAAATTCTTGCCGGTGCCATCGGAGCAATCCAATTAGCGGCAGTAGCAGCCAAGCCATTGCCTAAGTTCGAGAAGGGCGGATTGATTGGCGGCAAGCTGCACAGCCAAGGCGGTACGCTGATTGAAGCGGAGCAAGGCGAGTACATGGTGAACAGACGGCAGAGCGCAAAGCATCGCCGCGAACTGGATGCAATGAACACCTCAACGGAAGCCTTCCGCAGAATGATTGACGAGAAGTATGTCCGCCCTGCATTGATGAGTTACTCGGCAGGAAGAAGAGGCAAGGAGGGTGTGATTGTCAACGCATCGCTAAACAGCAAGAGCATGGAGAAGAAACTGGACACCATCAACAAAAGCCTCAAGAATCGCAACGTGGTGGTGAACATTAACCAACAAGATTCAAGATACTCATGGCAGTAGATATTAAGTTCCTAATCGATGGAGCTGACAGAGGGCAGCCGACCAATGCGGAGGAGTTCGGTGTAACAGTATCACTCGATCAAACTATTAACGCACGAATTGTTTCATTTGACAATGACTTGATATTTGTTGGCGGTGTTTACCAGTACATCTTCGACAACCTTGTTGAGACTGGAGGCTGTTCGCTAATCGATGTTCAGGTTCAGTATCAATGCGCCGGAACATGGAAGCGAATTGCAAATGGATACATCATTGTTAGCGAGTGTAACTTTGACTTAGATAAGTGCCAGGTTAGAACTAAGCTTTACGATGACAGCTTCAGCACCAAGATAAACAATAACAAGAGCATCCCTTTCTACTCGAATTCAGACATCACAAAGAACTTGCAGCCGATAGTGCCGCCAACTGTTTACGATGTTGCATTCTTTAATGCTAGCAATGGAGTTTATGACATGGGCAATCTTGTTGGCTGCATCAAGATATATGATGCGCTTAAGTTTCTTGTCAGCTGCATGAGCGACAACTTTGTAGACTTTGAAAGCGACTTCTTCCGCGATCAGATCAACAACGATGGATATGGCAAGACGCTGATGATGACTAATGGATTGGCGATTAGAACACCAAGCCAAGCACCAACTCAGATGACCTTTGATAAGTTATATGAGGCACTGAACAAGAAGATAAGATTGGGAATGGTTATTGAGCGGCAGTCTAATGGAAGACCATTGCTCCGTATTGAGAACTATGACTACTTTCAACAGCTCGGTGCAAGTTGCAACCTTTACGATCAGCCTAATATTAAGATGGCATTCGATAAGACTCAACTTTATGCAGCTGTCAACTTTGGTTCTGAGCCGTTCTTGTATCCTGCGGAATGCGATGGAGGAAACGGCGGTTGCACATTCCCACAGATTGCCTTTCGCGGTTTCAGAGATGAGACCTTTGGTATACTCGGAGAATGCAATACAGGCAACGTCATGGACTTAAAGAGCGGCGAAGTTGTATTCGATACCAACATCATTGATGACTGCTTTAGATTCAACAATGACCAGTATGACTTGGGGATGGTTCTCGTAGATACAAACTTCTTTGGGCCAACAGAACCAATTTATGCAGATGACCAGGATCCACTTGGATATGGTGATCATGTTTATAATGCAGATTACATCAATGAGCAAGTGTCGCAGAACTGGCTTGGAGGTTTTCCTAATAGCTTGTTTCAATATTTGTCGGTTGGCTTCAATCCATTTGATACAATCGTAAGTGCAAACTCAAACTATTCTGGATCGTTTCCATTTTTCCAAATTGATGGCGGAGGCAATCTAACTTATAGCAATTACAATGGAAGCTATATTGTTTTCGGTAATCAGTTCTTTGATCCAAATAATTTATTTGACGGGCAGACTTATACAGTTCCATTCACAGGATTATACAATGTCAATGGAAGTATTGCACTTCAAAGAATTTTACTTGGTGCTGCGAATAGTACACTCAGAAGCTTTCAAGTAATCGTTAGAAGATTTGATGCAGGTGCAACATTGATTCAATCAACCTATGGAGCATTATCGCAATTTGTACTTGGGTCATCTGATATGTATTGCGACTTCAATGTTAATGTTGCTTGTAACGCAACAGACTTAATCCGCATTGATATTGTTGGTAACTTCAGTACAACACTTGGCCCACTCGGACAGGGCTTGCTTAACACTGCAACATTCAACGGCCAAACGAGAGCAACCAGAGTTTATATCTCAGGCACTCCATTCGAACCAACAGCATTGGTTGATGTAGACCCTAACTCAGTGCGCCGCTTAGATTACTCCTTCGACCGTCCACTCCGCATGGAAGAGATTGAGGCGATACTAGATAACACATCGCGACCGATTAAGTTCGGGCAGTTCGATGATCCGCTGCGAGTGATTGAGGGATACATCAACAAGGTAGATATCAAGAGCATCATCAAGCAGGATGCTTCCATTCAACTTAAATCAAACAAGATACTTCGATGAGCTTTACTTCCATACCGAATCAGCCTATTGTCTTTACAAGCAACACTGTTGTTGACTGCCCAGATTGCGGCGGTGATTACAAGCAGCTGCTTGACTTCAATGATCAAGTATTCTTCCAAGTGGAGTCGACACCTTGCCCATTGTCGCAGCTGTTTCCTTATGATTCTTTTCAAGGAGGATGGGCAAACAATCTTGAAAATAATACTATTTGCAGTGATGATATAAATGAGCAAGGTGTATATGCTTTATACTTAACTACTAACTACATCTATCAATTGTACCAAGTTACCTTTACCATCTTAACATTGGAACAGGGTACATTAAATGTTGAGATGTACGGAAGTAGTACCTATGAAATAACCTTACCAGGTACATATACTCTGTTCTTTGCTAATCCAACTATTACTGGAAACAGCATGACTCTTGTGTTTCAGACTCCGACTTTTGATGGATGGGTAGGATGCTTAAGCATAAATAATATCATAGTAAGTGGCCTTGCATCTGCAAATCAGATGAAGGTTGGCATCGTTGATGCGGTGACATTGGAGAACATTGATGTGATTTCGCCGCTTTACACGGTGAAGGATAACAAGATTACAGCTGCATTCGACTTGACTGATGTTGAGATTGGAGAGGGATGCTACCGCCTTGCGATTACCGACTTCTGCACCAACACTTGCGGACAGAATTATGTTTTTAATGGTGTCTTTAGAAATGCAATCGGAGTAGGAGGATGGACATTAAGTGATACTGGAGGAGGATCAGTTATATTAAGCGAAAGGGAAGCAGCCTTTAGCGTGCCTGACAATGGAGATACTGCAACCATCACTCAAAACATAAGCAACGACCTTTGCGATGGATTGCAATATTATGTAAGTGTAATAATCGAGAGCAGAGATAATGTGCGTATATACGCAAAGATTGGTGCAAACGAAGAGCAGTTTAGTGGCACTGGATATCAGACAGTGCTTATTGCTGCCGATGGCAACAACCCTCTTGAGATTTATGTAGAAGGTTTTGGCATTGGCGTAGCTGAATCGGGCTCAGCTGTAATCACCTTAGTTGAGATACAGATTGAGGATAACGACATCCAGTGGGATATGTACTCCGATGTGCTTGCTATCGGCGATTATAATGACGAGTGCAAATACTTTAAGATTGAAGGCTGCAACGCAGAGGATCAGTTTAACCTTGCATTTGGAGGCTCATCATTCTTGCCTGCCATCAGACTTGAGGGGCGCAAGTTCAGAGCGCAGTATGTTACAGAGGTGAATAACTTCCGCTTTGCTTCCGGCAAGTATCAGACGACTTATGTTGATCGCGAGAAGAAGTGGACATTCGCCTTCGGCAGATTGCCTGAATATGTGCTTGACTTCTTAAGCACCATCTTCTACTATGACAACTGCTATGTCAATGGCGACTTGTACTATGCCATTGATGGCGAGTTTCCAGATGTGGAGTACAACGATGCCGATGACCTTGGAGCATTGAACATCGACCTTGCACTTAAGTCATCGAAGGTGCGCAAGACCATTTGCAGCAACACGGATGCCGACTGCTTGCCATCGATATTGGATAACAACGATGAGCCATTCTTATTGGGGCAAGATGGTCAAAGATTGACAACTGAAGATTCTGTTAATCTATATCAAGAATTTATTTTGTAACTTTGCATTACATAGAGACCAAGTAGGTGTATTGCCGCGACCTATCCAACAGCGAAACAACAACACAAACTTCTACTACAAATGGCCTGTGTATCATATTGCGACACAACATTGCTTGAGCACGATTTAGTGGTCTGCAATGAATATAAACTTGGCGGAGTTTCCGCCATCATAATTGGAGCATGTGGGTCTGAGCTTGTTAATCCTTCATCAAATGAAGAGATTGATGAGATGCTTATCAGTGGCGATGCCAGAATGATAAGCGACATCAGATTCGCACTTCCTGCTGGTTCTCCTATCACTGTTGATTCACCAATAGGTTGTGGTACTTCAATCCGTATCAACGAAGATCGTACAGCAACATTGTACGATGCTAACGTGACTGATGGAAATAGTACATTCTACAATGATATCAACAAGCGCAAGATAGCTTGGATCCTTGCTTACATGTGCGACAGCGGAAAGGTATTGTATATCGATTCTCCTGTTGGTATCACGACATCTGCAAACTTCATTTTGCCTGAGCAGAACAACGAGCTTCAGCGTTATGAGGTGACATTCTCTTGGAGAAACAAAGACATCCCTGCTCAATACGATGCACCTCCAGGTGTATTCTCATAATGACTGAGGAACAAACACAAACCACTCAGAGCATCACTCCAACAACTGGAGTGGTGCTTCTTGCGTTTGGCAAAGCTCAATATTATTGGGCAACATATAACCTTGTTTTTAGCATTAGAAAGCACAATCCCAATGTGAGAATCACAGTGCTCTTTGAGGACATAGGAAAGGCTTTATCTCATTGCCCCGAGATAGTTGACTATGTTGAGCAAGTTGGCAGCATCGATGCGGAAGATATCTACACAAACAAGAAACTTGATCCAGGCAAGGTCAAGATTAATTTATACAAGTATTTGCCATACGATTGCAATCTCTACCTTGATGTAGATGCGATTGCACTCAAAGACATTCAGCCGATGATTGACGAGCTTGCTCAATCCGGCAAAAATTACATAAGCCATACAGTTGGCTATCACACCATTGATAAGGGCAGAGACTTTAAGGAGATGCAGTGGGCGTGGGCGGATAAGATGTGGGCGCATTTCAATTTGCTTGAGTCATACGTGATGCCTGCAATCAACAGCTCCATGCAGTGGATTGTGAAAGGCTCACAGAGTGAGGCGTTGTATCGCACTGCAAAAGACCTGTATTTTAATAATCCAATACCAGTTAATGAGTTGCGCATGAAGTGGGGCGGAGGGCAGCCAGACGAGTTGTACATGAATGTCGCACTTGCAATATTGGGAATAGATCCTGCGCTTAAGACTTACACTCGAAATGACGGCAGCGAAGGTGGCATGATTCACTTTGCGATGCAGAGAGGCTTAAGCTTTGAAAAGATTACAGAAAACTATTACTTACAAAGCTACTACGGCGGCGCAAGATTCACTCCAAGATTCTACATTGACTGGCTTGATAGAATGCTTAGTGCAGACTTCAAGGCAATCGGCAAAAGACATATATACCTAATTAGCAGAATAGCAGAAAACAAATACGCAGATGGAAAACGATAAGCCAAAAAAAGGCAGACCAAAAAAGACAGTTGTGACAACTGAGACATTCACAGAGGTTGCTCGTCACGACTGGAACTCAGAGGATGAGTGCGGCGCATTCTTAGCGACACTTGTAAAGATGAGCAAGTACATGACGGTGCTTGAGATTGGAGTCTTTGAAGGTGAGACAACGCAGCATCTTATAAAGGCTTTGCCAAAAGGTGGGCAGTATGTCGGCATTGATATCAATGATTATCGTACAGATGCAACCAAGCTATACATGGCAGAGGGTGGTAAGTCGATTGATTTTATCTTGGGCAATTCACTTGATGAGTTGAATAAGTTGCCTAAGAATCATTTTGACCTTATCTTTGTGGATGGAGATCACAGCTTCGAGCATGTGATTAAAGAGTTTAAGTTGGTTGAAAAGTTGGTAAGTCGTGGAGGTGTTATTGTTTACCATGACACAATCCACTTAGATGGCCCGAGAAAACTTGTAGAATACGCAGCGCATTTTAACTATAACAATGTCACGCTTAACACAACTGAAGGGCGTGGTATCTCAATCCTACACAGATGAAACCAAACTACTGCCGATCAAAATCTTGTGGATCTAACATAATGGAAAGACCAAATGGCTCTAAGTTCTGAGGACATTCAAAAAATCGTAAACCGATTCGCGGCAAAGCGAAAGGGTTGGGAGCAGATGACACAATCTACTCCCCTTAATCCAATCACTAAGCAGCGAGCATCGAGCCAGTATCCAGAATATTGGAGCGGTTACAATTATGCCGCCAAGATGTATGATAGCATCTTGCCGCATAGCCGCTCCGATGTTTATCCTGAGCATTTGCTTTCGGTGCGTGCTCCCAATCAAACGGATGCGCAGGCGTTGTATATTAAGGCGAACTACAAGGCAACAACCTTGAGTGTGTTTGAGGATTTCCGTGCAACCATTAGCAGAGCATTTGCCGATCAGAACTGGAGCATCAGATACTCGCCCGAGTTGGATGAGCGATTCGGTGAAGAGACCTTTCAGCGATACGTGAACAATGAGATTGAGAAGTTCGGCAGCTTGGAGATGTTCGTTAAGAATATGCTTCCAACCTTGAAGCTTGTCGATGCCAATGGTATCATCGCCATCTACCCAGATGACATAGAGTACTTAGACGAGGACGAGTTCGAGGAGCCAGTGATTGGCAACGAGCTGCTTCGTCCAATGCCAACATACTACAACTGCAAGAACATTGTCGGGCAGAAGTTCGGCGAGTATTACTTGGTGATAAGCGATGACCACAGTTACGTTAAGAACGGCAGCAAGATGGAAGAGACTGGCATCGTGTTATATCTTTATGACTCGATGGCCATCTATAAGATTGAGCAGACAGGCAAGAAGAGCGACATGACTTTCGGTGAGCCGATGCTATACTTTCAGCACAACTTAGGATATGTGCCGTGCATAAAGCTGATGGGCGCACCTCAACTTATCAATGACGAGATTGCATTTCAATCGCCATTCATTACGGCAGTGCCATTGCTTGATCAAGTTGTTCTCGATGAGAGTTACTTGCAGATGAGCAAGGCAACAAGTGCATTCCCTTTTATGGTGGCACTTGGTGAGATATGCGAGTTCGTAGATCGCGAGGGGAACAAGTGTAACGATGGGCAGATATTCGACCCAATCAACGGAGGATACAGAACTTGCGGCAGCTGCTCAGGCAGCGGAGTAAAGAGCCGATTCTCTCCAACGGGTATGCTATTAATTAAGCCGAGAACATCGCTAAGCGAAGGAGATACCGGACTAAGTGGAGAATACTTAAAGTTTGTTAGTCCTCCGATGGACACGCTAACATTCCTGCGCACAGAGATTGAGCAGCAGATGGCTAAATCACGCCGCATCCTGCATCTTCCATCGAGCGATGAAAGTGGAACTATCGGCGAGGCATCGACTGCAACAGGAAGCCTTAACAAGCTTAGAAGCTTATATGCTTTCATCAAGCCTATAAGCGATCAGTTGTTCACCATCTATGAGTTCTGCTTGGTGACAATTGGCAAGATGCGATATGGCGATTTGTTTGGAGGCGTAAACTTAGTTTATCCAACCTCATTCGACATCAGCACACCGAGCGATTACCTTGCTGTGATCAGCGAAGGAGTGAAGGCAGGAGTGCCGCCATCGATTACCTTCTCTAATGTTTACAACTACATCAGAGCAATCCACTACACCGATGAGGAGACCAGTGCAGTGTATGATCTAATCATCAATGCAGATGAGTTGCTACTTATGAGCAATGCCGATATCCTTGCAAGACTTGCAAGCGGCAGCGTTGAGAAGTGGCAAGATGTATTGCATAACTCTGGGCCGCAACTAATCATGGAGCTCATCAGAGACTTCATTCCAACAGAAGGCGCACAGAGATTCCTTGACCAACCGATGAGCGACCAGATTACACAGCTAAGAGCGAAGGCGGCAGAGAAAATTGCAGTTACATTAGATCCGATTCAACAGGCACAACAAACACTTTTGAATGGCATCGTTTGATGAACTTGTTAAAAGAAAAATTAAACTGCTCGAGACCGTTCCCGAGGAGATTGCTACTGCGGCGGAGAGGACTCAACGCGAGGCATGGAGAAAGATTGCTCCATTGCTTTCCGAGATGGATGTTGATGCCCAAGGAAACATCGCACAGACAGAAGACAATGTTCGAAGAATTGGACTGATAACAGAAGAACTTAACAAGGTACTGGCAGGCGGCGAATATAGAGCCGCCGTGCAGTCCTTCCTTGCTTCTATCGATGAAGGTGTCCAGCTCACTGACGAGATTGCAAAAAAAATCGACAGCACCTTTGAGCCAGACAATGTAAAAAGACAACTCCTTGCCATCTCCAAGCAGAATGCAATCAATGCCTTCTTTGGTTCTGGACTCCGCGAGAATGTTACGCAGCCATTCCTTGAGCAGCTGACCGCTAATGTTGCTGCTCGTGCTCCACTGCGCGAAGCGGTGATTGCATTGCAAGGAGTTATCGAGGGAACAGATGCCAACGATGGCAGGCTGCTTGCCAATGTGCGCACAACAGCCAACACTGCTCAAGCAATCGCCGACAGAAGTTATGCGGCGGCGGTAAACGAAGAACTCGGCATTGAATACTTCCAATACCTGGGTGGCGAAATACCTACAACAAGACCGTTCTGCGAACATCGCGAAGGCGAGATATATCACCGCAGGGAGATTGAAGCATGGGGCGATGGCAAGAACTCGGCAGGCATCAACGACATCCGCAATGGTACATGGGCAGGGCGCATAGATGGCACTGACTCACGCAGCATTTTTACCTTTGTAGGTGGATGGAACTGCCGCCACTTCCTTGTTCCAGTAATCAAGCAGAGAGTTCCTGCAAGTGTTATTGCAAGAGCGGAAGCAGAAGGTTTTACATAATCAAAAAGTTTTATATCTTTGCCTTATGACTTACTACATCATGGCAGACGGCACCATTAAGCGTGCAGATGATGTACTCGCTGCTTATCTTATCAAGCGAGGCGCAAGAGAATTAAAACTAACACCAATAATAATAGACTATGGCAATCAAATCGGAGGAAGCACTGGAGCTGATGAAGTTCCTCAACCTCGAAGAAGCAGCGGATCTCGAAGCCGCAAAAGAAAAGTTTCAGGAAAACTGGATTAAACAAGAAGAAGTGTCCGGCAAGATAGGAAAGCTTACAGGCACAATCGCCAATGTAACTCGCAAAGCATTTGAGCCGTTTGGCATCGTGCTAACTGATGAAGATTTCAAAGGGCAGAAGGTTGAGGAGGTAATCCGCAGCGCATCAGAAAGAGCAAAGAGCGAGTTTGAAAAGCAGCGCGAAGATTGGGAGAAGCGTGCATCTGGCAACGGCAGTGAAGCACTAATCCAAGAGTGGGAGAAAAAGTATAAATCACTTGAGCGCAAGACAAATGAACTTGATTCAGCGCGTCAAGATGTGATGTCGCAATTTGAATCTTACAAGGTTCAGGTTGCGACTGACATTAAAACAAGCAAGATCAACAGTTCATTTGAGAAGGAGCTTGGTGCATTAAAGCTTGACCCAAGTGTTAACGAGTACACCATTCGCGGCTTTAAGTCGGCTGTAACTGATAAGTATTCAATCGACCTTGAGGAAGATGGCGCATTTGTGGTTAAGGACAAGGCAACAGGCGAGCGGTTAAAGAGCAAGGAAAAGGCAGGCTCATTCCTAACAATGTCTGATGTGCTTATTAAAGAAGCAACGGAAGCAGGCATCATCCAAAAGAATCCGCATGCAGGCAGCAAGATTCCAATGCGCAGCCCATTGATTCCGCAGATGGAAACTCAAGGAGAAAAAAAGTTAAAAGGAATCAACCCGAGATTCTATACAAAGTAGTATATTAGCACTGGGGTTAATGTTTAATTTTAGGCCGCGCTTGTGAGAGTGCGGCTTTTTTATTTTACCTTTGTGATTCTCTATGGTAGTCGGCAGGACTTTCAGCTGCAAAAAAGTAGGCATCAAAGCAACAGCCTTCAGAATAAGTTGCAATAAATTCTACAACTACAAACGACTACTATCATGTCAATAGACAGAATACTTTCCGAATGCCCTAATGTGCAAATGTCACTGGGCGAATTATTCATTGAGGTTGGACAGCGCGAGCAACTTCCTTTTCTTGAATACATCTTATCACCAGAAAACGCGAAGTTAATCCGCACTGAAGTTTCTCCAGGTAATGGAAAACTTAAGACGGTTCAAGCTCGTTGGATTCAGCGTTTACCAGAAACAGAAGTTGAAACAGAAGGCAGCATCTTAACATGTACTTCTGACAATGTTTACGGAGACACAACAGCAACCTACACAGTTGATGTAACTGACACGTATACTGCTTCTCAATTAATCAATGCAGCGGACATCGCTCGCCATTGCCAAGAGAACAGCCGCTACGTATTAGAATCAATCATGCGTTTGATGGATGTGTTAGATCGTAAGATTGCATCTGCTGCCGCTGTTCAAGCTGTTGCTGCTATCGGTAACTGGGGAACTGATGTAGAAGGTTTCTACACTGTTACTTCTGATTGCTTAGTTATTAAGACAATGGTTTCTGCTAACGAGCCAAACGCATTCGCTATCGCTGACATTCAGCAAGCAACACGCATGGCTAACTACCCAGGTGCACCAGTTGCATTCGGTGGAGCAGAGATGCAGCGTTATGCTAACGCAATGGCAGCAGGATGCTGCACGCAGTACGGCATCGACTTACTTGCAATCACTCAGCAGAACGGTTTCGGCTTTGCTTATGATTCAAGATTGGCTGCTGCTCAAGGTGCACAGACTAAGGCTTTGGTTACAACAGCAGGAGCAATCCAGTGGTTGTCATTTAACTTAGCTGAGTGGAACACAGGCATCACTCCAACAGCAGGAAGCAACTACTCTAAGACGTTGGTGTTCACACCGGCAGGAGTTCCAGTTGACTTGACTATGAAGGATGATTGCGGTAACTTATCAATTGTATTGACTACAACTGGTATCCTTGCAACATTGCCAACTGACATCTATGAGTCTGCTGATAAGTATGCAGGAGTTAACTATGTTAACTGCGTATCTATCGTAAACGCATAATCTTTTAAGTGCAACAATGAAAATGGGAGAGGTGAAAGCCTCTCCTTTTTTTTTATCTTTGTGAAAATTATAAGCCAATGTGCTACGAAAAACTTCTTGGCCTTCAAGGGTGCGATAGGCCAGAGCCAACTACTGGACTTTATATCGATGATCTCGGCATTAATCAGACTTTACTCGGGCAGCTAATCACTGACCAATACAATAGCGGAGTTGAACTCTTTGAAGCAAAGCGTGCATTTGCTTGGCGCAAGATGTCAACTGATATCTTAAGCCGCTTGAATCCAATGATGAAAGCGGATACGGTTGTCGAGTCTAAGCGCATCGGTCAAGTGGTAACCAACTCAAGCAATGTAGACTTAGCACTTGGTGCAGGAAAGTACGCAGGCATCAGAGTAACAATCGACCCGAACACTGCAAGCTTTTTAAACTTTTACTTGTCGAACTTTCAGATTGACATCTACACGATGGCAACGCCAGTGGAGATATTTGTCTACGACATGGCAACTTTGAAGCTGATTGATTCATTCTTCTACCAATCGGAAGCAGTTGAGGAGTTCATTGGCAAGACCTTCAGAGCCAACCGCCGCAAGATGGATTTGGCATTTGTTTACGAGTCGCTTTATGATACAACAAGGATGGTTCCTAAGAGAGGCAGCTGCACTGATTGCGGAGGTAACTTAAGAGCGGTGCACGTTTGCCCATTTGTTGATGCCATCGGCATCGAGCTGACAACGGACGGCTTCAACGTGCTATCCTCCAAGTCTAAGAAATACACGCAAGGGATGTCGATGGTTTACAATGTAAACTGCGACAGAGAAGCTTGGCTGTGCAGCATAGCAGGATTGATGGCGATGCCGCTTGCTTATGCAACGGCTGTTGAGATATATAACTACGGCTTAACAATCAGCCCTAACCAAAGAGTGAATACAACAGTTAGCGTGAACACTGGCTTCGCAACTTCCGACCCCAACGATGGAATGATTGCAGGGCGCGACATTGCAGCAACGAGATACAGCGAAGAGCTCACGGCCATGTTGCAAAACATGAGGATGCCTGACGACAATACGTGCTTTGATTGCCGCCGCAACATGAAGTATGTAACTGCTCTACCTTAATGGCTACGCCCAAGGAGATAAGTGATCGCATCAATGCTCTGTTCTCTGAATGGAATAACGGATTCACGCCGCTATCCTTTGCAGTGCAGGATATGAGGCGCGAGATGTATATTAGAATCTTTGGGATTGATACTGGAAGAGGTCGCAATCAAGCAGGCAACTTCTTGCCGACCAAGCCTTACACTCCTGCTTACGCAAAGATAAAAGCTGCAAACGGAAGACCTCCATTGGAGCTCACAGGATTCTTGAAGAGGTCGTTTGCAACAGATCAAACAACAGTTATTACCGAGGGATTTGATACTGCAATCTACACTGTTGCTGATGAAGCAGGCAAGGTAGAAGGGCTTGAGAAACTTTACGGAACAATATTTAAACCAACAGCGGAAGAGCAATCGAGAATGTTGCAACTACATGCAGAACTATTAGTAGAGCAAATATCAATACAGATTTCTAAACCATGAATCTACTTAAGACCATCATCGAGCGGCTCAACCAACGTGTTGAGGTTGCGAATATCTTCGACAAGCAGTTTGGACTTTGCGAGCTTAATGCAAACGGAAACGACAAAGCTTGGGTGCATTACATCGGCAATGGTCAAGCGGAGGTTGTTACCAACTTCGATGCTAAGCAAGGAACATTGTTTTGGGCTAAGCGTGGCAAGGTAACAGTTACCAAGACTGATGCCTACAAGATGAGCGGCTGCAAGCAGTTGTACGTGACATCTTTTCCATTGACTGCTTATGCAGTGGTTCGCAAGAGTCATCTGCCATGCGATGGAGATGATGCACAGGATTGGCTTGCATCGAGAATCTACAAGCTGACTAGTGGCACTGATTCACAATTTAAGCAGAGTATAGGTGTTATCAACTACGAGGTAATTCCGAGCGGTTACATCAACGAGATTAAGAGCCTAACAGCAAACTATGAATTTGCTTGTGTGACTGTCGACTTTGATATTCAAATTATCACAACCACTGAGGATGGCTGCTATGATATCTGTGCAACAGGCGACATTCCGCTTCCAGACTTCCAACCTTGCACACCTTGCTTAACTGAGGTTGCTGTTGATGGTGTTACAATCACCGGAAATGGAACGGCTGCCGATCCATTGGTGGCAGTTGGTGGCGAAGGTGGAGCGATAGCAGTGGAGAATGATGATGTTCAGGTGACACCGATTGCAACTACATTGAACTTCACAGGCGATGGAGTTACAGCATCACTGACATCACCTGGAATAGTTGAGGTAAATATACCGGGCGGAAGTGGAGATGTTGGAACATTGCAGGAAGTTACCGACTTAGGGAACTCGACAACCAATGATATTGCATTCACAGCAAGCGCAGGGCTTTCATTTGACAACGGCGCATTCTTCCGCAAAGGTACAACCGATGCAGGCAATGGCGGAGCAAAGGGCACAGCGCAAATTTGCTCAATAAGTTATGAGCTCAAGTGGGAAGCAGGAAGGTTGTACTACATGCAGCAAGATGGCTTCACCATTCGAGATGTGACTCACAACTTTACACTTGTGCCTCAAGTAACTGATGACAGCACGAAGGGCTTTGTGGCAGGTTCTCGATGGAGCTTAGATGATGGCACTGTTTACCTATGTTCTGATGCCACAATCGGCGCAGCTGTTTGGGCAGTTGTTGCAGTTGGCGGAGTCACATCGGTTACAGGCACAGCACCTATTGCATCAAGTGGCGGTGCAAATCCAGACATTAGCATCACTCAAGCAAATACCACAACGGATGGCTACTTGAGTTCAACGGACTGGAATACATTTAATAACAAAGGATCAGTCTCATCGGTTGACCTTACAATGCCTGCCGCATTCTCTGTCACTGGCAACCCAGTAACAACGAGCGGAATATTGGCGGTGGCAGCGGCAGGACTTTCAACGCAATATATCAGAGGTGATGGGCAGCTTGCAAACTTCCCTACATCAAGCGGCGGCGGTTCATCAGTTAGTTACTACCTCAACGGCTCTGTTCCCCAAGGTACATTTGCTGGTTCTGCTTATGAGCAAATGAGTAAAACTCCAGTCTTAGGAGGTGGTACAACCTTTACAAGAACTAATGCTCAAGGTAATGGATTGATAGCACAATTTATTACAGATGCAAACGACCCAAGTGTTTTATCAATACCGGCAGGTAATTGGAATTTAGAACTATTTTTTAGAGCAACATCAAATGGTGGTAGTCCGTCATATTATGTTGAATTGCTCAAGTATGATACCATAGGACTTACATTTACATCAATTGCAACTGACTCAGCAACACCTGAAGGTATTACAAACGGCACTACATTAGATGCTTATTTCACTGCATTAGCAGTGCCTGCCACTACACTTGCAGTAACCGATAGATTAGCACTTAGAGTATTTGTAAACACATCAGGTAGAACAATTGAACTACATACTGAGAATGGTCACCTATGCCAAGTCATTACCACTTTCTCCACTGGCTTAACTTCGCTTAATGGACTGACTGCTCAGACTCAGCTTCTGGCAGTTGGTACAAGTGGCACTGACTTCGCGATATCATCAACAACTGCAACTCACACCTTTAACCTACCAACGGCATCAGCTGCTAACAGAGGTGCGCTGAGCACAACTGATTGGACTGCCTTCAACGCCAAGCAGGATGCACTGGTAAGCGGCACGAACATCAAGACCATAAACTCGACAAGCATCCTTGGAAGCGGTAACTTTGCCACTCCATTCGAGCTTGTTGTCGCAGCATCAGATGAGACTACTGCGCTAACTGCCGGAACGGCGAAGATAACTTTCCGCATGCCGAGGGCAGTGACCTTATCAGCTGTTAGAGCATCGCTTACAACGGCTCAAGCAAGTGGGAATATCTTTACCGTTGATATCAATGAAGGCGGCACAAGCATCTTAAGCACTAAGCTGACAATCGACAACACCGAAAAGACAAGCACAACGGCTGCCACTCCTCCAGTGATCAGCGATACTACTCTTGCCGATGATGCAGAGATTACAATCGACATCGACCAGATTGGAAATGGAACAGCGAGAGGATTAAAAGTAATGTTAATAGGTAATTACGCATGAGTTTCTTAGTCAACCCCTACGTCTATGGATCAGCTGCCTGCACCGATGTTGATGCACTTGCATTTTTAGCGGCGGCAGGTATTACCGATGCCACAATCACATCGGCAGTTTGCACATTGGTGACAACGATGAAGATTGATGGTACCTGGGCCAAGTGCAATGCTATTTATCCGATGGTTGGAGGAACGGCAACAACGCATAAATTCAACCTTAAGAATCCTGCCGATAGCGTTCTTGCTTTCCGATTGTCATTTGCAGGAGGTTGGGTGCATTCGGCAAACGGCGCACAGGCAAATGGTAGCAATACTTTAGCAGATACGTTTTTAAGTCCAAGCGTAACATTGACTTTGCTAAATACTCATTTATCCTTTTATTCAAGAACCTCAACAATAGGAAACAACAACAGAGATATTGCAGCTTTCACTGCTAACTCTACGCCATCGTTTTCATTGGGAACAAATACCGGCTTGTTGGTATCCGACCACTACTGGTTTACAACTAACCGAATGACAAGGTCTATTCCCAATGCACAGGGCATGATGCTAACAAGCAGAACCAATGACACGACCCACAAATCTTACAGAAATGGTGTGCAATTGGGAGCAACTGATACTGTATCCAATGCAGGCAAGGTGATGCCAACAAATAATTTATACTTAGGAGCGGCAAATGGATCGTCAGGAACATTTTCAAACAAGCAGTATGCGTTTGCATCCATCGGCAGCGGCTTGACTGATGCAGAAGCATTGGCATTTTATAATGCCGTACAAGCGTTTCAAACAACTTTAGGAAGACAAGTATAATGGAAGTATATAAACTAACATACGAAGAGGCTCAGAGCCTTGTTGGCATTCAGTTTATGCCCGATAATTATTTCAACCCCATCATGGATGCTGATGGAAATCATATAATCAGCATTGAAGAAGTTGAGCAGTGCTCAATTGATTGGGTGAAAGCATTACCTTTGATAACCTATAAACCTATTGAATTATGGCAGGAGTAAAGATTACCGACTTACCATTAATTACTGAAGCGGAAAGTGGTGACTTGCTTTATATCGTAGATATAAGCAACACAACCGAATCTCCGCAAGGTACATCTTCGCAGATTTCGGTGGGGAATATTGCAGGTTTTGATAGTGGAAGCTATACTCCGACAATTAGCGGACAAACGAATGGCATATTAGTATCACCGATTTCTAGCACATACATTAAAATAAAAAACATTGTATCAGTTTCAGCTATGTTGGATATTCAATTGGCATCAAGTGAAAATACTGGTACTTTTCAAATTGAACTTCCAGTAGCATCAAATTTCACAAATTCAAATCAATGTTTTGGCTTAATGCAATGGTCTTATGGTGGAATTTTAGCTGAAATAGTAGGCTTAACAATTGAATCAAATTCTATAAACAATACATGTATTGTAGGATTAAGTACCGCAACAGATAACATTCAATTGTTATATGCTGTAATTCAGTTTCAATATGAAATTATTTAAAATCAAACCATCATGGCAGGAGTAAAAATTACAGACTTACCACCACTTGCTACGGCAGTAACTGGAGACCTATTATACATCGTTGATATCAGCAACACAACCGAATCTCCAGAAGGAACATCTTCAAAGATTACAGTTGGGAACTTGACTAATTCGCTTAATGTCGTGAGTGGTACATGGACACCAACATTTAGTAACAATTCAGGAGCATGTGGTAATGTGACATTGACAACTGCATACTATTCAAGAGTAGGTAATATTGTAACTTGCACAATATATGGCAGTGTTGATACTGATTTTAGTTCTCTTGTTCAGGGTGATTTTGATTTTACTTTCCCAATTGCACCAGTAAGCAATAATGCAAGAGGGGTAACATCATTTAATCAATATACTAACGGAGCAAGTGATGCTGTTATAGATGACAGAATTTATTTAAGAGCATTGGCAACAGACCCTTTAAATTCTAATCAAGAATTTGTTGCATCATTTCAATACTCTTTGATATAATGCGGCTTAGCGACAACGGCCTGCGCCTCATACAGGAGTTTGAGGGATTGCGCTTGACCAGTTACCTCTGCTCAGCAGGAGTGCCCACCATTGGATACGGCGCAACCTACTATGCAGATGGCAGCAAGGTAAAGCTCGGGCAGACAATCACCAATGCTCAAGCGGCGCAACTTCTCAAGGATCATGTTAAGGAGTTCGAAGGTGCAGTGCTTGGTCTGCTTAACACTACCAAGTTGAATCAGAATCAGTTTGATGCGCTTGTAAGTTTCTGCTTCAACCTTGGAGCAGCAAACCTTGCAAAGTCTCAGCTGTTGCGGTTTATAAAAGCCAACCCAAACGATCCAAAGATTGCAACTGAGTTCCTTAAGTGGAACAGAGCAGGCGGCGAGGTTTCCACTGGGCTTGTAAGAAGACGCAAAAAAGAGGCGCAACTATACTTCACAAAAATCGTTTAACAACTATGGCCGCAAGAAGAGTCAATAAGCCAAGGCAAGTGCTTGATATATTCATCAAGTATTGGAGGCCGACCATTGGCTCTTTGGTAATTCTCTCAAGTGTGTTTGCCCTTATCTTTAAGCAGATCACCACAGAGACTCTTGCAGCTATTGTGGCCGCAATGGTGGCCGCAGGATACATACCAAAAGCAAACGACAATGGATGAAGGAAGAGACTCAACGTACACTACAATTGATGAAGGCTGCGTGGTGGGCATTGGGTGCAAAGTCCATACTCATCATCACACAATTCATATCGAGCCGAAAATCGTTTACCAATCGATGGTGAAATTCACTATCTTTGGCAAGCAATATTGCACTAATCAATGGGGGCAAACTTATGAGCTTCCTGCTGATGACCCAATACCAGAGCCAAAGCCGATGCAACAGATCTACGCAAGCGATACAATCACACCTACCACATCTGCATTCTTGCTTGCTCCAAAGCCAGAGGCGAAGATAATCATCAAGCCTCGCACCGAGTACACCGAATTTAAGCCCACAATGGATGGGCCTGTGATGGGCACGCTGCTTGTGTTTACAATTTACATCACTGCACATTGGGCATGGAACTCAATGGCTGCATGGAATAATCTATATAGCGAACTCTCGGCATGTCTTCGCTCTTCATCTTAGAAAGATCAATCGACCTCTTTTATGTGGTCACCGACCTTGAAGGCAAGATTTTCACGAACAATGAATTGTTCAAGAATTATGTTAGCCATATCAAGCCGACCAAAATCACTGATATCATCAGCATCGAAGGTGACAAAGCAGACTTTATCGAAGCCATTGAACGAGCTCGCAAACATTCGCCTGAGCCTTCAAGAGTCTATGCTCGCACACGACAGAAGAACACAAGCGACAGATATAATGTTTGGAATTGTTTTGCGATTGATGACACTCTTCACTTTGTTGGCATCCAGATAGTCGATGTAACTTCCATCAGCTCGCATGAGCATGAGCGGCAAAAGAATCTTCTCGAGGAGTTTCGCTTTATGCTTAGTCATGAGTTAAGGCAACCACTTACCAATATCGCAGGACTTGTGCAGATGCTGATTCAGCACCATGTCGCTGATGATATGGATCGCAAGGAACTGCTTGGCATGATTAGCACTTCAGTCAACAAGCTTGATGATGCCATCAAGGCATTGGTAAAAAAAGCAGCTCGAGAATTATGACAGACCAAGAAGCGGACGAGAGACTTGTTAAGGTTGCCGCTTGGTACGTCATCGAGCGTGAGATGCCAATCTGCGTGGCATTGCAAATCCTGCAAGCAGAGCTCAATGACAAGCGACTATTCTGGGAATCATCAAAGACATTGATTAAACTCATTCAAGATGGCATCTGTACGTACTGAAACGATATATTTGATTGCGCTAATTGTGCTCTTGTTCTTGTTGCTAAAAACTTGCGGAGAAAACATTGCGGATGATTACCGCCTTAAGCACACGATATACGAGGACAGCATAGTTATAGCCTCGCAGAAGAAGATAATCGCACAGGCGGGCTCTGATGCAGCCAAACAAGCACAGCAGATCGCTGAGCTCGAAGTCAAAGTAAAGAACGCATCGGAGGTTGTAAAGATTGAGACTCGCACAATCATCAAAACGCAGATCAAGTTAGGCGATACAGTGATGATTGAAAAGAAGCCATACATCCAACTGCCAAAGCCATTCCTAAAGAGCACCGAGTGGTATACAATCGGCGGCATGATTAACCGACTTGGATGGTTGCATATTGATTCGCTTGTGATTCCGGCTAAGTTCACCTATGCTGTTGGTGACACCATGCGCACTGGCTTCGTCAACCGACTGCTTAATAAGAAGGATACTGTTGTGCGCCTGAGAGTCGACAATCCAAATGTGCAAGTGGTAGGATTGGAGAACATCTACATCAAGCAAGACAAGAAATGGCATCAGACAACTGCGTTTAAAGTGGGAGTTGGAGTGCTGATTGGAGTTGCGGCAGTTAGTGCTGCAAAATAATTGTGCTGATTATGTGCGAGATAGCATAATTGCGTGTAAATAGTTTTGAATGTATATTGTGGGAATCAAATATAGGTGTAGATTTGCCTATCAATCATTCACTAATAAATCATTTACTCTTTTACTCATGAAAACAACAGTTAATTTATTCGAAGGTTCTTATTGCTACTACGAAGTTTCTACTGATCTTAATGTTAGTCCTGATTTTATCGAAATGAAATTGGCAAAGCAATATGAATATAGACCAACAACAGAATCATTGTGGGCTATAATAAGTCAAGGCTCAACAGAAATTGCACGATATGAACTTTTATACGGACAAGGATTGCAAGAAATTAAATTTAAATAAAACTAACGGGCGGCTAACTACCGCCCACAAACTTTAATCATTCACTAATTCAATTTTTAATCTATGAACACTTTTTTCAAATCACACGATTCAACGCAGTATTTTAACTACGATCATCTATCTGGCATTATGCTTACAATTGTGCAAGACGGTTGCCACCAAGGTCTATTTCAGAGATGCGACAAGAACTCGCTTGTACTTGTTCGCCAATACTCTAAGGAGATGACCCAAGGGCTTCATGAATCGGTTCGCACTTATCATCCATCGGATGTTAACGAGTTCTTCAGAATGTATCAGAAGACGCTGCACAATACTCAAGTATCATTCAATCAATTAATAACTCAATTCTAAAACAATCACATGGCTTTAAAAGCACCTTCAGGGAATAACACCTCCCGTCAGATTGCTCCGGAAGGAGCATTCGTGGCAAGATGTTACCAAATCGTTGACCTTGGAACAACGATGCAAACTGGTCAGTTTCCAGGTAAAAAACGCAAAGTGCAGTTTATCTTTGAACTGCCGACCGAAACACACGCATTCGAGGAAGGCGGCGAAGAGAAGCCGTTCTATGCTCGCAGCATCTACAACCTCTCAATGAACGAGAAGGCAGTGCTCCGCAGAGACATCGAATCTTGGGCAGGAAAAAAGATGACCAATGGCATTGCTGAAGACTTCGACATCTTCACGCTGATTGGAAGACCTTGCATGGTTAACTTGACTCACGTAACTAAAGGCGACATGACCTATGCGAACATCATTGGAATATCTCCAGTGCCAAAAGGTTTGGTTTGCCCTCCTGCATTCAACACGCCGCTATGTTACAACACCGAGGAGCATGATGATGCAATCTTTGCTCAGCTGCCCGAGTTCATCCAAGATAAAATCAAGATGTCTGATGAGTGGATTGCAAGAGTGTCGAAGCCAGTGACTCGAGTGGTAGTAGCTTCAATGGATTCCGCTGCTTTCGAGGTTGAGACTGAAGATGACGGCTTTCCGTTCTAAAATAAAAAAGGGCGGTGGTAATCCGCCCTTCATTAAAAACAATCAATAAAACAATCGCTATGAACGCAGCAAATATAGACAACATTACCGACTTCTACAAGTCGCTAAACTCAACCAAGATGCTTGAGGCGCAGAGCATGATTAAAGGCGCACCATCTGCCATCGAAGATAAGCTGACATACGACATGAGTGCCGTATCCATCAAAGCAGCAAACGATGCAATCAAGCACATCGAGACCAACCGCAAGCTCGTAACTCTTCCACTGGATACCTACAAGAAAGAAATCATGGAAGTCGAGCGCGATGCCGTTGCTCCGCTGAAGGCTTACATCGAAGAGCGCAAGCAGATGATGATTGACTACTCCAACGAGCTCGCAGTCAAGAAGGCTGTTGCAGATGCAAAGATTGCACAGGATGCAGCCGATGCCCTTAAGTCAGCAGTAACAAGCGATGTCTCAGGCATCTTCGCAACATTCACCGATGCAACAACCACCACTACACTTGAGCTCGACCACACCAAAAATATCCGCATCAGTAAAAAGGCGGAGATAGTTGGCGAGGTAGATTGGGCAACACTGCTCTGGACACTTATGCAAGCAGAGATGTTTGATGTGGCCGAGTTACTCCGCAAGTTGCCAAAAGCAATGGAGATCACCAATATCGCAGAAATTAGAGGCATTGAACTAACAGAAGTTAAAACACAAGTAATCCGATGAACGAACTCGACAACATCCACTACGAATTCAAGCAATTCAACCGCTACCTTGATGCAATCATTGATCCACGCGAAGCCGACAATGACACAATGCAGGCCAAGGTAAAAGAAGCAATAATCCAAGCCTATTCAAATGGCTACCACGATGGCCAGAAAGCTATCATCGATAGGTTTCCAAGGCCGTCATCACAAGGAGGCGAAGAAGGAGGGCGCGAGTATTATGAGTCGCTCTAACTGGACGATGGAAGAGACCGAGTTGCTGATTGAATACTATCCGCATCGGTCGACAAAAGAGGTTGCATTCATCACTAGGAAATCAATCGCCCAGTGTTATGCCAAAGCCTTCGCACTTCAGCTGCATAAGACTCCCGAATACCTGGCAACAGAAGCAAGTGGCAGGCTGCAAAAGACAAGAGAAGAGTCGCAGTTCACAAAAGGCCACACACCTTGGAACAAAGGCATGAAAGGCTTGCAGATAGGCGGCAAAGAATCGCAATTTAAGAAAGGCACTGTGCCACCAAACCACAAAGAAGTTGGCTCAGAGCGCATCGATGAAGATGGATACACGTACATCAAGATTGCAGAGCATACACGATGGGTGCTTAAACACCGGCACATCTACGAGCAGCATCATGGCAAGCTTGAGCCGCACATGATAGTGACATTTCGAGATAAAAACATCTCAAACTTTGAGATAGAAAATCTGGAAGCAATCACCAAAGTGGAAAACATGCAACGCAACACAATAACAAAATACCCCAAACCAATTCGAGACACAATTAAAACACTGAACAAGTTATGGCAAGAAATAAAATTGAAGATCTAAGGGATCACCTATTCGAGATAATCGAGATGCTCAAAGAAAACGACATGGAGCTCGACAAAGCAAAAGCAATCGCAGACATCGCCCAGGTCATTGTCAACTCAGCAAAGGTTGAGGTTGACTTTATCAAGGTAGTACATGGGAACGGGTCGGGTTTCATTCCGCTTGACAAAAGAGCACTGGAGTCATGAGCCGCGACATCTACAACAGCATCGAAGCCATCAACGCATCAAGCATTAAGAGGCACTTCACTGGCAGCATCCAATACGCTGCTGGTGCTCTTGAGCGCGGCGCGGAGTTCCATCGCAATCTGCTTGAGACGGATCCCAAAGATATGCCGCCCAATGCTCGCTTGATTTACGATGCCATAATGAAGCATCCAATGCTCCGCTTGGTATTCGAGAAGTCAGCAAAGGAAATCACCTTTATCAAGGAGATTGAGATTGATGGGCGCAAGGTGGCGGCAAAAGGCATCCTCGACTTGCACTGCCCAATGTACTCGATTAATGCCGATATCAAGACAACATCCTGCACCAACCTCCGTGCATTCGCCTCCGACATGACTAAGCACTACAACCACATCCAAGCTGTTTGGTACTCGTACCTCACTGGATACTCGCCGACAAACTTCTACTACATAGGAGTGCCCAATAAGTTCAAAGGTGAACTTTTTATCCACCGACACACAGCTGACGAAATTGATACAGCAGAAAACCTCATCAGAGAGTACCTGGTCCACCGAGGGCTTTGAAAATTATTCCTTTACCAATGTGATGTATTACTTCCTGCATCGCGACTTCATATATATAGAGACAAACTTTAAGCATCTTAAGATGATGTATAATCACTTCGATGATGCAACAGTATTTATCAGCCTTGCTGAAGATACCAAGTTTGTTGAAATAGTATGGAGCACACCTGGAAGAGTAAAAACGAAATACAAACCTCATAACATTTATGACATCTACTTCATTGAAAAAAATCCTTTATCTCTGCCGAGACAGAGCGGAACAGATGAGCAAGTCCAGTGAGCAGTACGCTCATGCAATGGCAATGGTCTACGAACAAGTCGCGCTACTATGCGAGATTGAAATTCCAAACGAAAAACAAATGCTTATCGATATCTGCAACGAATGCGCCAAGGATATGATGAGCGGAAATTTAGCCGTCGGAAAGTCCGCCGGTGAGCAACTTTATAAAAAGAAATACGCATGAAAAAGCAAACAGCAGTTGAGTGGTTGGCACTTAAATTTTCAGAATCTTCAGAAGATGAATTAGCAGAAAACATAAATATTTGGTTTGGACAAGCCATCGCAATGGAAAGAGACCAAATAATTGAAGCATATCGCGATGGCAGAACAGACCAACAGACAAGAGTTCCAAAGTTCTACAATCGCAGCTCTGCAATCTACTACACCTCAACCTACGGCTCATGATCCTGCGACCTTACCAAGAGCGATTCATCAACAACATATCTGCGAAGCTGCGCATCCATCGCAAGGTGGTTGCTCAGCTCGCAACAGGCGGAGGCAAGACAGTATGCTTCGCTGCGATATGTGACCGCTTCTGCGCTCGAAGTGAGCAGGACATCTTAATCCTCGTTCACCGCGAAGAACTGCTCACACAAGCGAGCAAAGCCATCAACCTACCAGTGCAGAAAGTGGTCGCCGGAATGAAGACCATCCCTCATGCTCGGGTGTATGTCGCAATGGTGGAGTCGGCACATAAGCGGCTTGCTATGTTCAGCAATATCGGCATGGTGATAGTTGATGAGTGCCACATCGGAAACTTCACCAAGGTGATTGAGCACTTTAAGGACCAGTACATCATCGGCTTCACCGCCACTCCACTTGCCGCCAAGAAGACCAACCCACTGAAGGGCTACTTCGATGACATCGTGTGCGGCATCGACATACCCGAACTAATCGAGCAGGGCTTCCTATGCCCTGAGCAGACCTACTCCGCATCATCCATTGTAGAGCGAGCCAAGCTTAAGATGAAAGCAGGAGAGTTCGATCAGGCACAGATGGGAGCAATGTACAAAGAGCCCAAGTACATCGACACCACAATCAACGCCTACAAGAAGAACTCACTCGGGCGCAAGACAATCATCTTCAATTGCAATGTCGAGCACTCGATGGCAGTCAATGCCGCATTCATCGAGCAAGGCTTTAACTCGCGCCATCTCGATGCTACCTCAACAGATCGCGCAGAGACCCTCGAGTGGTTTGCCAATACTCCAGATGCCATTCTAAACAACATCGGTATTGCAACAACAGGCTTCGACCAACCCGACATAGAGACCGTCATAGTTAACAAGGCAACAGCATCGATGCCACTCTGGCTTCAGATGTGCGGCAGAGGCGCAAGGCCGCATCCAATCAAGCTCGCATTCACCATCATCGACCTTGGTGGGAATTGCCTCACACACGGCTCATGGGCATCGCCCCGAAATTGGGAGGATATATTCCACAATCCGAAGAAGCCAGGTGCAGGAGTTGCTCCAGTAAAAGAATGCCCCAAGTGTGCAGCCCTATTGCACACATCAAAAATGAAGTGCGATGCGCAACACCTCGGCATGCTCTTCCCTTGCGGCTACGAGTTCCCAAAGAAGATTGTGCTCGATCAAGGCATCGAGGACTTCATACTAATGACCGATTCAGTCGACATCAAGAAGCTCATAAAAATGAACGAGCACCACAAAGAATACCGCTCGCTATTCGTAGCAGTTGAACACCTTGCCCTTATTGCAAAAAAGAACATCAAGAAATTAAATGCGGATAACTACTTGCACATTGAGAAAAAGAATCACGAAATTGCAAGGCTCTGGTGTCGTGAACGCAACAGAAAATTCAACCGCTTCCACAAAGACTTGGTTGACGAAAAATTGAAAACAACCCTTAAAACAATATATAATGCTGATATCACACTATAAGAACGTGCACGACAAGCAAGATGTCGACATCGAAATAGATAGCTTTCTAGAAGGAGTCCAAACAGGAAAATGGCAAGACATCGCCCTTGAAGTCCGCAATGCTCCTAACAAAGAAATCAAGGACATTATAAAAAAGAAAGCTCCACTGGTAACAATCAGCGGATCATTCGCAGAAAGGAAAGTGGAAGGCCTTCGAAAACATTCCAACTTCATAGCTATTGACATCGACAACCTCGATGATCCACAATCGACCAAGGCTCGCATAGGTGCTGACCCTTATCTATATTCAGCATTCATCTCTATCAGCGGCCAAGGGCTTTGCTTAATCATTAAGATTGATGGCACTCGTCATCTTGATGCCTTCAATGCAATCGCTGCATACTTATACAATCAATATCAGCTTATCGTAGATCAGTCAGGCAAGGATGTTTCCAGAGCTCGATTTGTTTCCTACGATCCTTTTTTACTTCTCAACAAGAAATCAGCAACCTTTAAGAAGTATCTACCAAAAAAGAAAGAGCCCAAGCATCCAAAGGTAATGGTAATAAAAACCGACTTCGATGCAATGATTAAGCAGATGGATGAGAAAGCCATCAACCTATGCGAAGACTACTCCGATTGGGTGCGCATCTGCTACGCCATCGTTTCCGAGTTCCAAGAGCATGGCCGCGATTACTTTCACACCTTATCATCGCACAGCTCGAAGTACAACTCCATCGATTGCGATAGCCAGTTCGATGCTTGCCTTAAGAACCACAGCGAGACAAAAGGCAAGAAGTCCACAATCGGCACAATATACTTCCACGCAAAGCAGAACGGAATCGACATCTACTCAGAGCACACCAAAGCAATTGCGCGATTCACCACATCGCAGAAGGCCGCAGGACTGTCCAAAGATGCCATCATCGAAACACTCGAAAAGCAAGGCGGATTCAGTCCAGAAGAATCAAAAGAAATAGTTGAGCAGATAGTAAGCAAGGATATTAAATTTAAATCGGATTCGATAAGCGAGGATATTGCTGCTTATGTAAAAACATTCGAACTTAGAAAGAATCTAATCACTCGCAAGATTGAATTAAATGCAAGGCCGATTGATGATTCCGATTTGAACTCCATCTTCCTTGACTCAAAAGGAGTATTCAAAGAATCAACAAAAGAACTTATCACATCCATTATATTCTCCAATCGGATACCATCATACAATCCATTGCATGAGTTTTTTGAATCAGAGTTTTATGAGTACAACAACGATCAGTGGCCAAACATTCAGCTACTACTTAGCAGCGTTATTACCGACACTGCCGATGCTGACTACTTCATACTTACTTGGCTGCTTTCAATTGTCGCATCTGCATACGGTCATAAGTCAGAGCTCGTGCTTGTTTTTTGCGGAGAGAAGCAAGGCACTGGAAAGACTCATTGGTTTCGCTATCTACTTCCAAAGCCAATCAGATACCTATATGCGGAGTCCAAGATGGATGCCGGAAAGGATGACGAGATACTCATGTGCGGCAAGCTTATCATAAATGATGATGAGTACGGCGGCAAATCAAAGCGCGAAGAGAAGCGAATGAAGGAACTAACATCAAAAGAGTTTATTAACGTGCGCGAGCCATACGGCAGAGTTTCAACAGACTTAAAAAGACTTTCAGTATTCTGCGGAACATCCAACGAAACTCAAATACTTAGTGATCCAACAGGCAACAGGCGCATCATGCCAATCCACATCCTTGACATTGACCATGAGTTTTACAACCAATGCAACAAGGACGGCCTTTGGCGCGAGCTGTTCTGCATGTTCCAAATGGGAGCCAATTACAAACTGCTTGGCGATGACATTGCTAAACTTAATGCAGCAACTGAAAGCTACAAGCTATCGACTCCAGAAGATGATCTAATCAACAAAAAACTTTCACCTGGAACATCAACATCACTTGGCGAATGGATGTCACTCACAGACATTCAACAGTTCTTGATGATGGATACCAAGTTTAATTACCTTAATCCGCAACGCATTGGGTCAATACTTACCTCGCTTGGATTCCAAAAGGAGCGCAGAGGAAAACGTGGTCAACTCGTTATGATGTACTATGTTAGCAAGAATTTTGGCGACTAGCTGCATCATCTTGCATCACCTTTGAAAAAACAAGGGTGATGCACTGAATCGCTACTGCCACAAAGCACATAGCCGATTGCATCAGCATCATCTTAATTATCTATTAAATATATATATATAATATACATGCACACACACACACATATACACACACATATAGGTAACCTCCAAACTCTAAAAGATGCATGATGAAGATGATGCAAGATGATGCAATGAACGAAACAGCAACCCAAGCGAGAGCCTTCCAAAACCTTTGGAACGCACGCCCAGACTTAAGAGGCCGCATATTTGCCATCAATAATAATTCCATCAACGGCATCAAGGGAGCCATGAATAAAGCGATGGGAGTCATCGCAGGAGTTGCTGACATGTGCTACTTGAAGCCAGAAGGCAAGACTTGTTGGATTGAGTGGAAGACAGACACCGGCAGACAGTCACCTCAGCAGATCACCTTTGAGAAGCTTTGCCGGTCACTTGGACATGAGTATCACATTGTAAGAAACGAAGCAGAATTTTTAGCAATCATAAACCAAGCAACATGAAACAAAGAAAAATATTTAAAATTAAGTATTCAGTAAACTATCCATCTGGCAAAAAATGGATAACTACTAAAGAGTTTTATGCACTTACTGAATATGGTGCAATAGAATGCTTAAAATGGATTTTTAGAAATAAAGATATTTCTGTATTAGGTATTGAAACAATTGGATATGTTGGAGATCCAATTTATGAGGATCGAGCTACACTTGGAGATTACTAATTATGGAATTGACAACTGAGGAGAAGATTATTAAGACCATGAACGAGTGGTATCCGATTGAGGGCAAGATTGTGGATGGCTGCGTGACATATCATTCAACACAGCGCACGCATGAGACCTTTCGGATGCACTTGATGAATGCTAACCCTGAGAGCATCGTATACGGTTATTATTTAAAACGATGCGCGAAATGGATTAAGACATTGAAATTGCACAATCAAAAGTTAATTCCTATCTTTGTACCCAATGGAACAGAAGATTGAGCGCAGAGGAGGCAAACGTGCAGGAGCAGGCCCGCCATTTAAATATGGCGAGGAGACTTGCAACGTGACTCTCCGCATACCGAAAAGCAAGAAAGAAGATATCAAGCGACTTGTCAAGCAATACCTTGAGCAATATAAATCAAAACGCACAGACGACTATGGCTGCTAACAGATGGCGAAGTGGATACATGAGGCTGCAAGATGACAGCTTCACTGGATACTTGACTCCAATCGGATCAGTGCAAGATGTTGAGGTTACATTCAAGCTTAAGGTGATGCAGCAGATCATGGAGGCATCGGAGGACTTACAAGTGGATGCGCCGAATGAATACTTGATTGGAGCACTGCGAGACAGCGAAGAAGGATATAAGACTGCCGATGTTATAATTTATAACAAGGTTGTAAGATTGAAATTAACAGAGGACGAAATCAAGCGCAGCAAAACACTATCTTTGTAATCATGCCACTATTCCAAGGCGACTCGCCACAAATCATCCAGATGAACATCAGAAAGCTAATCGATGAAGGCTATGCACCAATGCAAGCGGTGGCAATTGCGAACGCAGAAGCGGCTAAGTTTAAGAAGCGAAACTGAAACAACGATAAAACAGCGATGCCAAAGCCGGAAAACATAGAGCCGCATAAGTTCAAGAAAGGGCAGACAGGCAACCCCAACGGGAGACCTCGTAAGCTTCCAGAGCTGAGCAAGCTGATGGCGGACATCTTGGGCGATGAGAAGAACGGGCTGAGCACAGCGGAGCGCATCCTCAAGGCTATTGAAGCCAAGGCATTGCGTGGCGACATTAAGGCGGCAGAGATGCTGCTTGATCGCGGCTACGGCAAGCCCAAGCAAACGACCGACACCAACATCACAAGCACTGAGCCCTTGGTGATTATAAGAACAATTGAATCAGATGGAAAATGAAACTTGGATAGCGTTTGCAAATGGATACGAAGTGTCCAATATTGGAAACGTACGAAGCATTGACAGAGTTGTTCAAACAGCTAAACAGCCATTGAAACTAAAAGGTAAGATGCTTAAGCCTGCCATTGACAAGAAAGGCTATAAGCGTGTTGCAATAATGGTTGATGGCAAACTTACCACACTTAAGGTGCATAGGATAGTTGCTAAGGCATTTATTGACAATGTCAATGATAAGCCTCAAGTGAATCACATTGATGGCATTAAGACCAACAATCATGTCAGCAACTTAGAGTGGGTGAATAATTCAGAAAATGTTCAGCACGCATTTGACAATGGACTTATGACAGCTAAACGATTGCATGAAAGTCCAAGATGCAAGCAAACTAAGGAAGGCATCGAGCAAATTGCAAAGCTTAAATCACAAGGAGTAAAAAATATCACAATTGCAGAAATGTTTAATTGTTCTATTTCATCGATTAAAAGATTAAATAGAAGCTATGCAGTTTACACTAACTAAGACACAAACTATTGCCTTTGATATGGCGACCAGCGGAGACAAGCGAGTCATTGTTTTCGGGGGTGCCATACGATGGTCGCCCCTTGCAGAAATGTAAGGGGGAAAGATTATCGAGGCGGCAAGACTTACTGGCTACTGCTCACCATCAGCCATCTCGCGCTGCACTATGGCGGCAGTCGATGGGTGATAATAAGAAAGAGCTTACCTGACCTTAAGCGTACAACCTTCCCGAGCTTCACTGGATTGCTCGGCGATGGTTTGAACGCACATATCAAGAGTTGGAATCGAGACACCAATGTTGTGACCTTCAACAACGGCAGCGAGCTTATCTTCATGGCGGAAAGCTTTGATGAGGATAAAGACCTCAACCGCTTCAGAGGGCTCGAGGTGAACGGCGCAGGGCTCGATGAGGTCAACGAGCTGCAAGAGCCGACCTTCTACAAGGTGCAGGAGCGTATTGGCAGTTGGAACAAGGCGCATGGCAAGCCGCCGATTGTTTGCCTTGCTACGTGCAACCCTGCGAACAATTGGGTAAAGAGCATAATCTACGACCGCTACCGCGACAACAGCCTACCTGAGAAGTGGAGTTACATCCCGAGTAAGATCACCGACAACCCGCACATCCCTCCCGAGTACCTGGAGAGCTTGAAGGAGTTGCCGCCTGTCCAGTACCAAAGATTTGTCGAGGGTGATTGGGATATCTTGGACGATGTTGCTAACCCGTTCTTGTACGAGTGGCAGGACGATAGGCACATCGATGACAGCGTTGCGCTCAATCGCAATATACCGATATTCATATCAGTCGATTTTAACATTAACCCATTGTGCGCACTGGTCATCCAACAGCTACCTCGTGGCTGCGTGGTGGTGGATGAGATTAAGATTGAGAAAGGCAGCGTTGATGCGTTCTGTGATCACATCGAGCGCATGGGCATTCCAATGGGTCTCCTGCGCATCACAGGCGATGCAATGGGCAAAGGTGGCACTGTGCAGCAGCGTGACAACTCGAGTGCGTATACGCAGATAAAACGGCGGCTGCATCTCAGTGATTCGCAGATCATCATTCCAGCGAATCCAACCCACTACAACAGCCGCATCGATTGCAATGCAGCACTGCGCAAGCTTGACATCAGAGCCAACTCTGTGCGGTGCAAGGGCTTCGTATTTGATGCAAAGCAAGTGCAGTGCGATGCGAACGGCAGCATCATCAAGAGCAACAGAAGAATCTTATCCGAGCGTGCAGATTTCTTAGATTGTTTTCGTTACTTTGTGAACGCAATCTTAAAGAGATACCTATGAGCGTATGTTCACCATGTTATGATGCAGGCAGTTATGTGAACGCCTGCCTGACAGAATTCACCTTTGGCATAGTTGAAGCAGAGACAGAGTTCACTGTCTGGCTGCAACACAATGCCACGCAGAAGATAATGCAGTTCACTGCAACGAGTGATGCCGAAGGCTACATCACCATTGAAGGCATTCAACTCGATCCACTTCAAGGCTATACGATATGGGTAACCGACTCCGCAGACTCAAACGTTCAGCTCGACATCACGGTCGATGGCGATATCTACAAGTGCTTATCATTCTCGGCTGCTTCGGTTGGGCAAAGTCCTGTGGTAATACCATGACACGCATCGGAGCAATACTCGAGGGGTGGTGGTTCTACCTAACGAGCAACAAGGCAAAGACGGAGATGAGCAAGCCACGGACGGCAATCTGTTCGCTGTGCCAACACAAGGATAAGCTGCTGAACTCATGCAATGCGTGCGGCTGCTTCTTGCCTGCGAAGACCAGAGTCGAAGATGCAGAGTGCCCTTTCGGATACTGGTGACATGGCAGGCTTCATCCTTGTGCGCACGAAGTTAATCCAGTTTATGGATACTGATGACGAGCAGCTGCAAGAGTTGACAGCGGAAGAGATGGGATACACGGACATCATTGTTAATGTCAATGAGATCATGTACGTGTTTGATGACGGGCATAACACCATTATCAAGATGTCGAATGCTAATGAACTACAAGTAAAAGAATCAATACATGAAGTACATCAAAGAATTAAAAGGACGACTGCGCTCTTTATGGGGCAGTAAGAAGACCACGCACAACCTCGTTGAGGTATTCACTCACGAGGGTCA